ATTTTATCTTACTTGTTTAAGATACTCGCGGCCGACTAGGCCCTTTTCAATTTCCATCAATGCAGTAACCGTAGGTCCTGCCTTAGTGGGTTTGTCTAGTTTAGATTTATGTCCACGCTTGAGTTCCCTGACCCTTGCACAAGCGATGAGTACCATTTCAAAACGATTACCAATCATTTCCGCAGCCTCTTGGCTAGTGTATCTTGCTCTACTTTCAGTCATACTATTTCCTTTTTAATGCCATAAAAATATAAATCGGGATGCGGCGCACCCACTATAAATTCATATTCTGTAAACATACTGTCAATATCAATGTGTTTTCTAAAATCTTGTTCGGTTAAGTTTTTGTAATATTCCCAACCGTTCGTTACTGTCAATGGACTATCCTGTGGGCTAGTGCGAGTAGTACCATGTTCGGCTCTACCTGTAGTAGCACAAGACATAAACACTAGACCATTTGATTTAGTCATTCTATATATGTTGTTAAATGTCTCTACCCAATATGGATTATGTTCAAAACATTCGCAGCTGCCAACTGTATCATATGTTTCATTTGGATGATCTAATTTTTGTCCTTCACATACTAAATCAACGTCATTACCTGGACCAACATCAATACCCAAGTAGTCACACTCAGTAAAGAATTGTCGTATTGATCCGTTGATATTGAGACTTCCCACTTCTAATACTTTACTGTTATTGAAGTTTGACGGAAACTTTGTTTTCAATGATTGAATGTAATCAAATTGTTGTTGATGTGCCATAATTTATCTTTGGAGCGGGATAGGAGAATCGAACTCCTGTCCGAACCTTGGCAAGGTCCCGTTCTACCATTTAACTAATCCCGCTTACTAATTTGGTACCTCGTTGGAGAATTGAACTCCCGTATCCACCGTGTAAGGATGGCGTTCTACCATTAAACTACCGAGGCAAAATCTTATCCTGTGCGTTGAATCAAATGATAGCCAAATTGTGTTTGTACTGGGCCACTAACTTGACCAACATCGCTTCCAAACGCAACATCTTCAAAAGGCTTTACCATTTGACCACGACCAAACGTTCCTAAATCACCGCCATTTTGTCCGCTTGGACACTTGCTGTGAATCTTTGCTAATGCTGAAAAATCTTCACCCATTGAAATTTTTTCTTTTAATGTTACCGCTTCGTTCAATGATTGAACTAAAATATGTTTTGCTCTTACTTGCATTGTTTGTCTCCTTCTTTGATTTATTTATTTAGATACCTAGATCAGATTTAATTTTAGATATAGGTATAAAATATTTTATACTTTCTTTGGGGTATAGTCTTGCTGTGTTCTTAATGATTTCTGGTTTTCTACCTATTGTTTCAAACCCATCAGCTTTTTGTCTAGGCTCAAGATTAGGAAATATTCTATTGTATTCCATTATTTTTTCTAAACTAGTATTACCGTCTGTATTGGCCAAATATTCAATATGCTCAAATAGATAATTTACTAAGGGCAATTTTAAATAGCTAGCAAATATTTCTGGATTTTGCAAATAAAATGCAGGATAATGTTGTTTATTATATTTTGAACAATAATCTATACCTGTATTATACCATATTCCATTTAAGGTTCCGGGTTCTTTGTTTTCATTTAAATACAACCCATACTCTCTGCCGCCCAATACAGCATGACCGTTCATTTCTTCAGCTAATTCTAACATATAAATTTGCAAATACCTATATATAGAATGACTTCCCACAAACCCGTTGTTTACATATTTTGGTATATCATTCTCGCAAAAATGATTTACGTTAATCTGTTTAATATGTTGTTTTACATTATGCTTTCTACACCATTTATTGGCGTATATTATATCATGTTTATTGTTGTTGTTATTATTGTCTGATAAAGAAAGTGTAATTACTTCAAAATCTCTACCTATATCTAAAAATTCATTGCCAATAATTTCTGAATCTATTCCACCACTAGAGAATAGATATATTCTACCATCAATTGAATTGGCAATATATTTGGCTGTTTCTTTTATTTCTTCTAAGTGAGATTTTACGGGTCGTGTTACGGAATTAAACTTCATTTCAAATGAATTTTCTTTTGAAGCATCAAATGTGTATGTATAGTTTATGTGATCCATAATGATTTATTTACTTTGTCCTGTCTCTAAAGTTGTATTATACTGCATTTTTTCTATTAAGTCAAATGCTTCTTGCTCATTTTGGGCATCCTCAATCTCTTTACGATCAGGCTTGCGAAATATCTTATCAAAGCTATTTGCAAATTCTTCCTGACTAACACTATATGGTCTTTGTCTACTACCTTTACTCATTACTATCTCCTTATAATTTAAACCACGGTATTTTTGTTCTTAACAATTCATCTTGTTTTAATAAATATTGATCATATATATAATTAATATCTATTGTTGGTTGTTTACCTGTTATGTTACTTAATTGATCAAGAACAATATCCTTGGCAGTTAATATATCGTACATTTTAATTTTAAAGACTTTTTCTGTATAGCGCAATGGGATAGTTGAATCATCAGAATAATACGGATGTATTGGATTATGAGATGATTTACTAAATAGTTTTTCTAATATATCAGGAGTAATGTCATTGAAATTTTTAATATTATCAAATACATTTGGAAACTTATTTTCTTTAAATTTTTCCCACAATTTCAATGTTTCGGGACTATCATAATCTTTAATTTCTTCTATGGTATATTTATAAAATAAATTTGCTTCTATTAATGGTACCAAATTTTTTGAGTAAGTAATTTTAACATGTTTAGCATTAGGAAATATAGAAAATAATTTTTCCCAATTTGGAATTAAATGATCAAATAGAATTAATGGTTTATTTGAATCGATCGGTATTATATGTGTGTAAATATGATCTACGTTTTGAGTATAAAGTTTATCAGAGAATTTATTTGTCCAATTAGTGTTTCTATGATTAGGGTGAGAATTTCCATTCTCAGAAAACACCACGTTACTTGCTGATGGCTCCCCAAATAATAAATTATTAACTAATGTAGTAATGAATGCACCGCACGTGCCTCCCTGCCAAGTTACTAAATACACTTCTGTTTTTTCGTACGGATTCATTATAATATTTATTATGTTTAATGGTCGGAATACAAGGATTCGAACCTTGGACCTCTTGCTCCCAAAGCAAGCGCACTACCAGGCTGTGCTACACTCCGAATTATTTCTTTCTAATTTTCATCCCAACAAACGTGCCGCAAAATGCGCCAAGACATGCTGGAATTAATAACATATGATCACTAGTATAGTTGATTACTGCAATACTTGCAATGAAAAAAACTATCACTGCCCATATACTTGATTTTAGTGCCTCATCATTTTGAATTGCTCTTAGATAATATGTATAAAACACATCGGTAAAGAACAGGGCAAAAAATGTTGTTATGTATTCGATCATATGTATTATTGGATGCGATGGCTGGATTCGAACCAGCGATTTTTGGCTTATGAGACCAAACGGATGACCACTTCCATACACCGCTATATATTTATCGTGTTCTTGGTGCGTGATAAAAGATTTGAACTTTTGACCTCTACCATGTCACGGTAGCGTTCTTCCACTGAACTAATCACGCAGTATTTCTAATATTTCTTCAATCGTTTGAGATTCAGAAAAATTAAAGTTATCTTTATGTTTGTTTTTTAACGCCTCACGGATTACTAACGTTTCGGTAATTGAATTAGATTTTAAAAATTTGGTTAATTTTTTAGTAATTCTAAATTCTTTTATTTCATCTAGATATGCTAGATTTTTTTGTGCTTGAATATATTCAGGATGAATTTTATAAGCCTGGTCAAAATTAAAATTTCCTAAATCAAATTGATTTATTATATTTTCTAACTTAGAAATAAAATCCAATTGATATATTTCTGATATATCAATTGAGTGAAAATGTTTAGGTTTAAAATAAGGAAGTATAAATTGTTCTTCATTAACTTCATGCGGGTTGACTTTGTTCCTAGTCTCAAACCAATATTTCCATCTTAACCTAGCAGTAGCAAACTGATCGCCCGGGCTTGCAAACGGAGCCGGTCCAGTATCATAAAAGTCTTGATCAAATATAATTTTCTTTGATCCGGGTATAACACTTTCATAATATTTTATTAAAAAATTTCGTAGTATATTATTATTTTGTATATTAAATGTATCAATATTTGCAATATCACCAAACTGTAATTTATAGTAAACTGGCCATTTAGTAAATCCATTTAATGTGCCCAATGATCTATAATCTTCTTCATTGGCAGTAATATGAATAATCACTGGGTCTCGGTCAAAATTCATTATCATGCTTGCGGTTTCTTCTGCTGCCGTTTCAAAACTTAATCTTTTTAAGATTTTTATATTTTCAGGAGCCTCGTCATAATCTTTACCCTTTAGACCTCGTACAGGATTACATGCATTGATTATATAAACTTGTTTTTCTTTTGGTTGATTAGATATCATCCAAAACATTATTTGTTTGATTCCCGCATGAGTAGGGAATCTATGAAATAAATGTGAAGTTCCGATGCCTCCATAATTTTTACTATCACTTGTATTAATAGGATTATCAACAGTAGAAGATTGAGTTGTATCATTGCTTCTAGTGATAGCCCAATTAACGTAGTTTCCCGAATATCCCGGGGGATAGATTATGTAGACATTTTTATTCATGTTTTATTTATAAGTTGTTTGGTGGAGGATAACAGAATCGAACTGTTGCGAAAACCTTGCAAAGGTCCCAGGCTACCATTACATCAATCCCCCAAAATTTTATGGTGCCCTAGGTCGGACTCGAACCGACACGCCTTTCGGCGCCAGAACCTAAATCTGGTGCGTCTACCAATTTCGCCACCAGGGCATTTATTCTTTGGCATCCCGGGTAAGCCTCGAACTTACAACCCCTGGTTTTGGAGACCAGTGCTCTGCCAATTGAGCTACCGAGATATATAACAGGATCGTTTTTTACGGTTTTGATTAAAAGTCAAATGTATAAATTTTGCTGAACCGATCCTTAACTTGGAGGAAGATGAGAGATTCGAACTCTCGGAACCTTTTAAGATTCGCTAGTTTTCAAGACTAGAGCCATAAACCACTCGACCAATCTTCCATTATTCTTTATTTAGTCACCATATAGAAACACACTAACACGCTCAGGAATCGCCACCTGGGTTCACTGGAGTATACCAGTCGAGTTACCCTCCAGCACCTATCTCGATTTCAGTGCTGTACTCTACCTCTAGCATCACTTCAATGCTTTGTGCTAATGTACTTTTATATGGTAGGGCCACCGAGATTCGAACTCGGATAGATCGGTTAAAAGCCGACTATTCTACCTTTGAATTATAGCCCCATATATTGGTCCCTCCACTCAGAATTGAAC